CATTGGTTCCCGATTCCTCGGAACCGATACCAATAGTACCACTTAGGTACTATTGGTTCCCCATATTTTTCCTTAGGGGAACCAATGGTTTGGGAACCAATTGAATTTAATCATTTTGTATTACCATCAAAATCCATTGGTTCCCGACAAATTGGGAACCAATGAAGTCCGTTTTGCACCCACTTTTAATTCAGCTGGCAGATCAACTTCCATGATTGAACCATCATCAATCAGTGCATCGATGATGGCTCCAATTTCCTCGGTTCGGCCAGACACCAAATTCCTGACCGATCGTTTGGTCGGATATTTTCCAGCTGCAATCTCTAAATTCAAAATGTCGATAATTTCCTTTTTTCTGGATTGTTTGGCTGATTCCATCTTTTCTTCTTTGGCCAATTCTTTGGCCTCGATCCGCTTGGACTCCATCGACTTGGATGGAATGGCCCAGCGCACTGACAACTCAACTGGTCCACGCAATGGATCGGTCACAAACTCTGTGTAAATGTTGGTTTCAAATGCCACTTCATCAAAATCAGCCTGGTATCGATGTTTTCCAAGTTTTAAGAATCTTTCCTCAAGTCCATCCTCTTGGAACAAATAAGCCACACAATTGGCATCACCTTCCCATGCTCCAGCCCCCCTGGCACTGAAATCCCTGACATCAGCACGCTTTAAAGCCTTAGGAGTATGGGTAACCACCCAAACTGGAAATCCTCGCCCTATAAGCCCTTCTTTGATGGCGCTGATGTATTTGGCAATCTCAGCATTGTCATTCTCTGATTCCACGTTAAATGACGCTGATGCCGTGTCAATGACGATCAATGGCTTGATCTGGGCATCCTTTCCTGAATAGTCTTTGAACACTGTCTCATGCTTTGCAGCCAAAATGGCCAATTTGGCAATATCTGACGCACTGGATCGCTTGGTGGCCACAACTTTGAACCAATCGGCAATCTCTGGCCATCCAAACTCAGAATCTCCATGAGTGCGCCTAATTCGCTTTTGTAGGGCATATTGAATGCGCTGGACCTGTCCAGTGTCCTCGCTCAAATAAATCACTTTACGTCTGATTAGCACGCCCACATTTGAAAAATGGCTGCTAAATCCAGCCACTTGCATGGCCAACGGGACAATCGCTGATGTTTTTCCCACGCCTGGTGCGCCAGCAATCAACGTCAATCCATCTGCCAAAAACCCATCAATCACCCAATTTGGACTGGTCAATACAGTCATTGGATCGATTATTCGGCTTTCCCAAATATCCTTGATAATAATCTCACCAGTTTCAGAATCAATAATCCTGTCAAAATCTCCACTGCTTGGATTATTAACAAAATCATCTTCAGGATTATTGAAAGAACTAATTTCGCCTTGAAAACCATGATTTTTTGCCAGTTTTAATAATTGCCTAATGCCAATTCCATCATCTTTTTTAAATGATTCCCACTTGGTTGACATAATAAATGGGTCATATTTATCTGATTTTCTGGACCATTGATCCCACAACTCAAATCCCAATTCAGCCAACTCTTTTTTCAATATCATGCCAACTGAAATCCAATCGGTATAATCATCGGCATCGATGAATGATAATAATAATTTGACATCATCAGATTTGGAATTGGATGGCATTTGATCCATGATGTTGACCTCGAGCAATTGGCCACAATAATCCCAATCTGTCAAAAGGATGTTTTTCTTTTGGCCAGTAAAGCCTGAAAAAAATTCAATTTGCCTGTTTTCAGACAATGTAATGCATTTTGGGATTTTGTTTCTTTGCATCAAAACCCAATAATGCGCACCATGTCCAGACAATGATGTCTCATATGCTGCACCGACTTTATTAAGATAAGTCATCAGCATCAGCTGCTCTGTATGTGGCTGATAGTCTTTGGCATTTTTCCAATCGAGATCGATGCAGATCAAAAATAAGTCTGGCTGCACTTCAAATGGTTTTAATAGAGACAATCCCACATATGGATGGCTCAGAGCCTTGGCTTGGTCATATGTGCCCAATTTGCCTGATGTTGCAGCCTCTGCAATGCCCATCACACCATCGATGCCCACTGGCCGTTTCTGATCTGTAAAACCGCAAAAAATGGGTTTATCACCGAATTGCATCCAAAATGGATGTTCAGTGTCGTTTTGTTTTATAATGGTTTCGGCCATTTCTTTCCTTTGTGGGTTTGTAAGGGTTAAGGGCAGCTTTCACCAGCTGCCCTTTTTTTATTATTCTTTGATCCTAGTGAGTGATGGGGCAGAATGGGTTTCGATGATAGCACCATCGGGAATCTCAATCTTCAACTTTTTAATTGCAGCTGGTGTTTTCAGCTCATAAGCCTCGGCTGGCCAATCATGTTTGAATTCTGGATTCCATTTGGTCATCTTGCGTCCAGCTTGAAGTGACCAGCCTTGGATTTCACCTCCATTGCCCAAATACTGTTTTGCAGCGTCTTGTACAGACTCAACCCATACTTTGCACAATTCGGCCTTGTCCAATAGCTCATGCATAGGTTTGGTTGTTTTTTCAAAATCAATTTGTGCAGCTTTGACTGCAGCATCTTTGATGGATGGGCAAATGGCTTTGGCTCGGCAGTATTTGCATTGTTTTGCCCCAGCAATCTTTGGTGCAGTTGGCTCATTGGCCATCTTGGCAATAATGACCAACTCCTCCTCAAATTTTTCCATGTCATCAAATGACACATAGTATGGTTGGCAATTGTTGTGTGGCTGAAATATGTGCAGAAAAATGTGTGTGACTCTAATGTCTTTTTTAATGCACATCATCAATGCGCCAAGTGCATACATCATCAGCTGCTTATTGTTTTCTGGACTGACTTTGATTCGGCCAGTTTTTAAATCCACCACATGAAGTGCTTTGTCAATCACAAACACTGCATCAGCAGTGCCCCCCAAGTCTGGATGAATCCTTGACAAATATGGTGTCAAATTCAGCTCGAGAAAAATAAACCTGGCTGCAGCTGATGCCTTTTTAAGATAGGTCACATAGTCAATGGCAATTTGTACCATCTCGGCATCAAATTCATTGTAATCAATGGCCATTTCATTCCACATCAGATCGGCCAATTCATGTATGCTGGTGCCACGTTGAGCAGCTGCATTGGTTGGATTGGGCAAATCTTTCTCAAGCAAATATGAGCCAGGGCAGAGAATGATTCGCTCAAGTTTCGATGCAGATATTGGTGCGTGTGTTGTCATGTTTAATTCCTTTGGTTAATGGGTGGGAGTCAATTTGGTCGTTTTCTTAATGGGGCAGAAACCAGAAAAATTCCCCAATTCCGACATCCTTGATTGTCTGGTTAACCTCCCAAAACTTTACTTTGATAATATTGGTCTTGCTCTTTTCTGTGTCAAACATTGATTGACATAATTGGTGGCCACCTCGATGTCCTTGACTGTTGCTGCTTTGAGTTGTTCATCATGCAGCTGCATTACAAAATTGATTGCTTTTAACTCTGGGCCTTTGACGATGAATCGGTAATTCATCTCAACGCCACGTTTTGCACAATCAAACAATGCGTCTTGAGCCTCTTTAATTTCCTGTTGGTATTCATCTCCAATATTTTGTTTGGCCAATGCCTCTGTGATGTTGAATGCTGAAATCAATGTATCGATGTCATTTTTGGTGGCTTTTCCCATTCGCAAATCATCCAATGCAAAATGATTTTTCAATTGCAATGAAACCAACTTATCTTTGAGATTCACCATTGGCATCATGCCTGATAAGACATAAGCCATGGTGTTCAATATCACTGGCTTTGGCCTATACTTTGACCGCTTACGCATTGTCTCCCCTTGCTCGGATTGTTTCAGCAATAGTTTTTGATGGGTGTGGATAAGCCATCACCCATTCGTCTGCAAGCCTTGCACATCGCTCACGTTCTATTTTTGCTATTAATTTAACAAACTTTTTAAGACTATCATTTTCTAAACTAAATTTGATTGCAACTGTTGGGTAACTCACATCGTGGACATATTTCATTTCTTTACCACCTGAATGTATAGCCAAATCAATGATTTCATCTTTAGTCATTGCATTGGCCTCCATTGTGTCCTCGGTTCATTGCAATGCTTGATATAAAAATGAACTAAAAATGCAAACACTTGCACATAAGTCATTTTGACACCACTGTCTGCAGCCAGTTTGTCCCTGATCAAATCAATTTGCTCTGGCACATACAAAGTTATACGTTTGGTTTTGCTCATTGCTCATTCTCCCTTTTGGTGACTTCATCCTGAATGTACCAAATCGCCTTTTTTAAATCCTCAATGGCATCTTGCTTGAGGTCACACCGCCAAATGTATTTGACTGCATTGCCCAAGTTAAATCCCATGTGCCTGGTGATCTCGATGCACTCGATGCCTGATGGATGTTCAGTGTAGTGTGGTGGATGATTAATCAAATCGGGTTTCTTTCTCATGCTGCAGTCCTTTCATTGGTTGGTAATTTCTTTTTTTCTTTGGTCAAATAACGCTCGAGTAAATCTTGAAATCGGTCAATCAATTCCCAGTTGACATCCTCTGGTTTTGATTCGACAAGATGATCGATGATTCTTGCTGCTTGTTTTAAGAGTATTTTTTCCATAGGATTAAATGATTTGGTTAATGACATTTTGTTTTTTGAGGATTTTTGAAAGAATGGTGTGATCCAATGAATTGGAAATTGTGAGCAAATAAATAAGTGGAGCCGATCCAGTTTTATTGATATTTTCCACTCTGGAACTGGCTTGCTGCAGAGCTGATGTTTGCCATGTGGCCTCAACAAAAATGACTGTATCGGCTGCAGATAGGTCAATACCTTCCTGACACGCTGCCAAATTGCCAATGAATAGTTTTGTTGTGCCATTTTGAAAGTCCTCAATGAGTTTTTGTCGTGCAGCTGCTGGTGTGTCTCCTGTGATGATGGATGGTTTGTGATCTTTAAGAATGGTGGCCAATTGATGCACCACATCTTTGTGATGGGCAAAAACAATCACTGGCTCATCGGCCAACTTGGACTCGATAAACTCTGCAGCTGGTTTGACTTTACGCATTCCAGCCTCTTTCATTACCTCTGATAAACCCTCAAAAGCCAGCATAGGATTTGGGTGTTCGATCAATGCATCAGCGTTGAATTCTTTTTCACGCTTATCAATTGGCAAATCAAATGTGATCAGTGAAGTGATTGGCTGCTGGTAATTGGTAAAAATATCAGCCTTGGTGCGTCTGAGCATTACTGGCTGCATGATGGATCGCAGCTCTGGCAAATTACTGGCTCCTGACGTATCCAGCCCCCATGGTGCATTCCATAATTTGGCATATCGCAATCCAAAGTCATACCAGCCCCCCCGATAGACTCCCAAGCCATGCAGCAATGGCCACAACTCGATGGGCCTGTTTGGGATGGGTGTGCCTGATAGGGCATAAACTCTGCGAATGCGTTTCATCCATTTAAGTGCAGCAATGGTGCGTATGGTTTTGGGGGATTTGATTCTGTGGCTTTCATCCAGCACCAGAGTTTGATATTGGCCAAGCTCATTGAGTGAGCCTAGAACATCATAATTGATGATGGTGACCCCATCATTTTTTGCATTCTGTGCATTCACTTTGCCATTGACAACTGTGACGTTTCCATGGTAGCCAAGTTTTTCAAATGCAGCTTTCCAGACATTTTTCACAATGGCTGGGCAAATGATCAGAGCTGGCAAATGCTCAAGTGCTGCAGCTGCCGTTGGCAATGTTTTGCCCACTCTTGGCTCATCGGCCAGGATGGCTCGCTTGGTGTTTAAGAGAAAATCTCTCGATATTTCTTGATGGGGGAAAAGCATTTTTGATCCAGTTTTCAGTTAATGAATCCTCAGTATATATTAAATTTTGTGAAATTGTGGGAAATTTTGAGAATTTATGTTATAGTGATTCCACCCACACAATTCTGTGTCGGTATTTTTTAAACTGTAAACTGGAGTAAATATGTCTAAATTTGTAACTGGCAAAGGCCGTTTTTCTTTTCTCAATTGGGCCAGCCCCAAGATCAATGAATTGTCTGGAAAAGAAGAATTTTCCACTGAATTCATCATTCCCAAAGGTGACACGCAAACCATTGCTGGCCTCAAAGCTGCAATGAAAGGTGCACTTGATAAAAAGTGGAATGGGAAATATCCAGCCAATCTGCGCAATCCGCTGCGTGATGGTGACACTGAAACAAAGCAAGATGGCACACCATTGCCTGATCAATACAAAGGCAGCTTTTTCATTCGATGCAAGTCAAATGAAAAGCCTGGTGTCATCGATGCTGAGGGTCAACCCATTCTGGCAGCCAATGATTTTGTCTCTGGTGACTGGGGTCGTGTATCTGTCACTGCATATGCATATTCCCAAGCTGGAAACAATGGTGTAGCATTTTGGCTGAACAACATCCAGCTGCTCGAGAAAGGTGACGCACTAGGGTCCAAAGCCTCGGCAGTGGATGATTTTGGAGTGGCCAAAACCGCTTTCCAAGATTCTAATATTCCTTTCTAAACCAATATGTATCAATATCTGCTGAATCAATTTGGTGTTCGTTTGACTCTCGATGAAGTGGCTGGAGTGCTGAAAGTGCCAATCGGTACTATTTACAACAAACGCTCTAAAAATGAACTGAGTTTTCGCACATACAAAGATGGACTCAGAGTGTTTGTGGACACCAAAGATTTGGCAGATTACTTGGATAAAACAAAATGAAATTCCCAAATATAAAACAATACACACCAGCAGATAAAACCGATGTAATGACCACATGGAAACGATTCGGTTTTATCCCTCCAAGTGAAGATGCCAATTACCAGCGCAAATGGACACTGTATAAATATTCAATCAACGCTGCTGATTACAATATCAAAAATGTTTGATTGGTTTAATATTTTTATGTGGGCAATCGCTCTCGGCTTGCTGGGATTGATTGCCTTTATTTTCAGCACCATTGGATTGATGGTTTATCTATATCTGAAAGAGCATTAGGCTCCACAGATTCTTTCGCATTGGTGCATCACTGCAATGCGCTGCTCTGCACCAAATAATCCCCCATTGATGATTTCTGTGAGTTTGTTGTAATTTTTGGCTTGTGCAGCCTCATTGCACTTATGCGTTTTCCAATACCAGCCACCAATTTGTGCAGCATATTTGGGTGTGCGTGCCAGGTCAGGATTGTGTACCAGATCGATGCCCAATGCTTGGCCAGCATGGTAAAAATTATCATGTCCAGTCAATTGACAAATTGCTGATCCTCTGAAACGCCAGCCATCTCCTGATGCCTCATCTCGATTACCCATACGATTTGAGTAAATGTGATTGGCAATTTTTTCTGGCTGATGGGCATACTTTAAAGCCTCATCCATCGATGGAAACCGCTTTGGCCACAATTTCATCAGCGTTTCTGGCCGATAATTTAAATTCTCACTCAAATCTTTAAAGTGATTTGACTCATATGAGAATTGGCCAATGAAACACGCCTGTTCTTCAAGTGTTGAAATGCCCCATCGATCAAATGTGTCATTGAGTGGGATCGTCCAAACTGGATCGATTTTCAGCTCGATCAGCTGCTCTGATGTGATCATTTCACGCCCCCATTGACTGTTTCCATCACTTGGTTATAGGTGGCAATGCAACTGTTGAGCTGGATGATTGCATTGTCTCCGTCTGCTGCGATTTGGACAATATCTTTAAGAGCCTGTCTTGAAGACTCGGCTCCATTGGTTGTATTTCCGCTGGCAATGGTGGCATCTGAATTGGGTTGTAAGGCACAACTGGTGGGGAGCTGCAGCCGACCAGCATCGATGTCAGCATCAATGCTGCTTTGCTTGGATTTGTTTTCATCTTTTGATTTCCTGAGTGCTGCGCCAGTTTGCGCCAGCTTTTTGTTTAACTCGGATTCTTTGGCTCTTGCTTCTTGATTAAGTCGGTCAATTTCGACTTGATCTTCAGCCATGCGTCTTTGATAACCATGATGATCGCTGACATAATAACCTCCTGTAATGACCAAAAAAATTCCAAGCACTTTTAATATAAGTGCATGGGCCTTCAACATTGGTAGAAACCCCACCAAATATGAAAGAGTGTATGCAATCACTCCACCGATCAGTGCAATGATTGCAATGTAATAAAACAAATCATCAAAAAACCATGAAAGCCAACTAAACATTTTTTGTGCTTTCTCGAGCCTGGGCAGTCCTCAAACGCTCCTCTTGGTCTTCCAATGTTGGTGGCCCAGCTGGTGGTGGTGGTGCAGTCCAATTGGTTGATGGGGCCATCATAACCACTGGTGGTGGAGGAGGAGCCACATATGCAGCAGTATTGCCTTTGGCTGCATTCATCATGTTGGTGGCCTCATTGCTGATGCCCTTGGTCATAATACCGCCAATGCCCCCCACGATCAAAAGCACAATGTCATTGAGCATTTTGGTAAATGCCTGGTCAATTGGGGCCATGGCTTTGATAGGCTGGCTCACAAACATCACGCTATAGATCAGCGTGACCACAATGAAAAACAAAATCAAAGTAACGACAATGATTACAAATGCCCTGACTCTGACTTCGATGTCATCTGCATTGAGTCTGTCCTTGGGACTGTTGAGTAATGCCAGCAGTATTTCCTTCAATTTTCTTCTCCAATATTGGTGCCACTAAATAATCTGGACAATCTTGATCAAACTCACATCTTGGCCTTTGACAAACATCTTTGCTAAAGTTTTCAGGGTCTTGGCAAAAATACCGATATTGATCATGGCAGCCAGCCAACAACATCAAAACAATCAAAATCAGATATTTCATTTTCCCTCAATTCTGGTCAAAGCCTTATCAACTCGAATTTCCATTTTTCTGACATCGGTATACATCCACGCCAGCAATGGCAAAAAAAGCAAAATCACAATGAGCAAAATCACAATCAATATTAAAGCTGGTGTGTCAGACTTAGAATCATTCCCCACATCCACAGAATCATTAGAACTGTAATTGCTGAAACCACCATTCGATTTTTGACTAAATCCGCTTTTTGGTTTCGTTGCCATTGTGCTTTCCTCTTTGCCAACAACTCCTCTCGTCTTGCAAGTGCTTGGACATTCGCAATGTGCCCAATTTGTTCATTGACCCTTGAATACAAATCTTTCAACTCACTTGGCACATGATAGACCATGTAATTTGAAAGCTCAGAATTCAATTTTTCCATTTGTAAATCAGCAATGACCAACTTGATAGCAATTTCGTTGCCTTCTTCATTGGTAGCGTGCAATGCCAGCTCCTCTTGTTCTTTTTTATAGTTTTTTAGGCCATTGTAGGCTTGAAAGAATTTGATCAATGCATCACTCACTTGCTGGTAAATGAGATTTTCATCAAACTCTGGTGGTGGCTCTTTTTTCTTTTTGGCAGCTTTTGGAGCTGCTTTTTGCACATTTTGTGCATTTTCTGCGTTTATTTTTTTATCTTGGCCAAAAATAGCAGTTAAAAATCCAAACAATCCTTTCGCCTTTTTTTGGACATCTTTGGCATCTTTGACAATGCCATCAATTTCCTTGACTGCATCGGTGACAATTTGCCTTCCTTCCTTGTACATTTCACACGCATCTTTGCAGAGTTTAAAAGCTCCGCTTGCAAGTGCGACAAGGGTAAATGGATCAATTTTTAGAACCCAAACAATTTATGGAAAAAGGTGGCTGCCACGCCTGGTCCAAGTAACACCAAAGCCATCACTGTGTAGAGCAAATACTCAATCTTGGTCATTCGCTTTTCGCCAGCCGTCAAATGCTCTTGGATGATTCTGTATCTCTCAGCACATACTGCCTCATGCACTGCCAGTCTTTTGTCGATTTCAGCGTCCATTGTCCACCCTTAAATGATGGCCAATTTTAAAACAATTCCAATGCCTTGACCACCTCATCAGGATCGACAAATGCATCATGTTTGTATTCTTGATCTTCCCACCACAAAAACTGGTCTTTGGCCAAATAATCCCGACTTTTAATCAAATTGACATTCTCTGGATGGCCAAAGATCAATGGGTCCGATACTGACCAAAGCACAATGCCAGGCTTTTTCTCGATGTATCCCAAATGTTGAAAGAATGAATCGCATGAAATCCATGTCCGACATTGCATCAGCAATTCTTTCAATTCATCCAATGGCAAATCGGGTCTGAAGTCTGGCCATATTTGCTTTTCACCACTGACCCCAATTTGTATCACTTTTTCTTTAATTTCCATCAATAAAACTGACCAATATGGGTAATTTTTAGGGTTTTCCCGACCATTCATCAGCTTTTTGGAGTATGGAGAAACAATGATCATAAATACATCTTTCTGAATGCCTCATTGAGTGAGCCTGTCCACTTCCATTGGGCCATTTTCAAATATATGTTCCACTGGTCGATGTCACCAAACAATGCTTTGGCTGCAGCAATCGATTCGCCAGCCACAATTTCTGGGTAGCAACTAAACACAATTGGGTTTTTGATGTAAGGCAATATTTCAGAAAATACCAAATGATCGCCCATGCCACAATTCAATATAACAATTGTGTTATTTTTAAACTTTTGAAAGTTTTGAAATATTTGCTCATCATGCGCATACATTGATTGATCAGTCTCTGACCTAATGCCACCATTGGGGTTTTTCAAATGCCAAGTGACCGCATTGGGCACCACATAAAGATCATATCCTTTTTGATGTAAAGCATTGCTAAACAATGTTTCTTCCCTGTGGGCCACTTTTGAAAGCCCCAAGTGATAATCCACAATGCCAGCTCGATACAAAAATGAGCAATGCAAATGCTCGACCTTTTTGCGTTTGTGAATATATTTCCATTGGATGTTTGGCTCTGCATCGATGTTGGCCATGGTGGCCGTTGGAAATGATTCTTCAAATTGCAATGGTGGTGTCAATATCGATCCACCAACTGCGCCCAAATTGGGATCATGCAGCGTCCAGCTAAACAATTCATGCAGCACATTGGCCTCTGGAATGGCATCATCATCCATGCGCCAAACCCATTTGTATCCCATGGTGTTGGCCGCTTGATGGTTGTGGTGTGTTCCCTTTTTAGCAGCAAACCTCCATTCCCATTCGATGCCTTTGATGTCCATCATTTGAAACAAATTTTTATAAATTAGCTCATTTCTGACATCCCTTGGATTTTCATTGTCATCAAAAATGACCACTTTGTCTGGCCGTTTGGTCTGATTAATAATGGCCGCCAATGCCAGTGGCAGCGTTGTGTCATATCTGCCTCGAGTGCCAATGCTGCATAAAACCTTATCCACGATCCCACCTCAGAATCATCAAATTGAATCGATTGTGTTCATTGATGGGCCTTGGCTCTGATGTGATTGATCCATGCTCGCCAATGTATTCCATTTTAAAATCATTGAAATGATCTTCATTAAGGCCATGCAGTTTGTGATGTTCTCCCCAAAATCCTTTTGGCTCATTCCATGGCACTGTGATTAATAATCGATTGCAATGACTTTTTAATTTTTCAACAATGTGCAGCCCATTGTCCAAATGTTCAATCACCTCAAAAGCAATGATGGTGTCAAACTGTGCCAGCTGGATTTCATTGATGTCTGCGCATGAAAATTTGATGGTTTCACCCCAATGCTGATCTTGAGCCACATCGATGATGATTGGGTCATAATCCAATCCCAAATACTCGATGTCATTGGGTAAAAATTGAGTGCCAAAGCCAGTGCTGCAGCCAATTTCCAAAATCTTTTTGCCACGCAGATTTCGATTGGCCCACATATATCGTGTGGCCTCTCGAGGATAAACTGGATCGCCTTTCAGAAAAACTGCACGCTCATAATTGTTTGTGAGTTTCCATCTGTAATATTCTGGATTGTGCTGCTTGGCAAAATTCAGCTCATTGATCAAGAGCATTTGCTCCCATGTTTTATTTTGTATTGTCATTTTGTTTTATTGTGGTGTTTCTGGTTGACTTTGTTTATGAATTTCAGCAATCAAACCAGCCACTTCTTGATAGGGTCTGGTTGCCAAATATTGCAAAATTGCATTGACCAATTGTGGTTGTAATGTAATGTTTTCCATTATGCAACCTTTGCAATAGCATCATGGAATGGTTGCAAGTTTTCAGTAGTCCAATATGTCTTGGCTACCATGATTTCCAAATGTGCTTTGTTTCTTTGCAAAGTGCTTTGCCATTCTGAATCTGCCATCATTTCAGGCTTAACACCATTGATAAGATTAACAGAATCCATTGCTGCAGAATAATGCCTAGCAATTTCTTCTGCGGTTGGTTGTTCAATAATATCAGTCATTTTTAACCTCCTACTTTTTGTTTAAGTTCATTAAGTTCTGTTGAAAGTTCTTTTACTGCATTGATCAGATGCCAAGTGATGTTACTTGTATCTACAGACAAAACCCCTGTGCTTTCTTGCTTTACGCAGTCTGGTAATACTTGTTGAAGTTCTTGAGCTATTACGCCCAACTGTGTGCCAGTAATGTTAACTGCATTTTGTTTGGGTAAATCCGTTACCTCATCCTCGGTACGGTATTCAAAGTTGCGAACTCGAACCTGATTGATAGCATTTAATCCAACTGTGTTGTCTACGATGTTTTTCTTCAGGCGTTGGTCTGATGTGGTTGACCAAGAAGATGAGTTGTTGCCTTGATAGACACCACCACTAAAAGGATTGATAAAACCTGTTGCCGAACCTTTGCCAGTAGTGTTGTAGCCAATAACAATTGAATAATTGTCTGTTCCTGCTGAAAGCAATGTTGATGCGCCCAAACATACTGTTCCTGTTCCAGAAGTTAAATTAGAACCTGCGGCATATCCTAAAGCAGTGCAACTTGCAGAACCATTTGCGTTGTAACTAGCTTGATATCCTACTGCTGTGTTGTTAGATCCTGAGGTGTTATAGCCAAGAGCACCACCACCTAATGCGGTGTTATAGTTGCCTGTAGTATTGTTATTTCCTACACCTTGATTAGACGCATCAAGACTTCCTACAAAAGTATTGAATGCTCCTGTTGTATTTAAGTATCCAGCAACTACTCCAATAAAAGCATTGCTACCGCCAGTTGTTGTACTATAACCAGCTTTATATCCTAAAAATAATTGGAATGCACCTGTGCTATTTGTATACCCAGCTTGATAACCAACTGCTGTATTGTTAGATGCTGTGGTGTTGGACAAAAGAACGTAATCACCGACTGCTGTGTTGTAATTGCCTGTGGTGTTTAATTTGAGCGACCACAAGCCAAACGCTGCATTCTCTGCGCCCGTTGTATTGGAATACAAAGCCAAAGCACCGACAGCAGTTAATGGGGTACCCGTTGTATTGCTATATCCAGCTTGGTAACCTACTGCTGTGTTGTTGGATGCTGTGGTGTTTTGAGTAAGTGCAGAACCACCAATAGCTACGTTATAACCGCCAGTAGTGTTTGCGTTTAACGCATAGTAACCAGCAGCCGTGTTCCAAGCCCCAGATGTAGTTGCGTTTAAAGCGTTATAGCCTAAAGCAACTTGGGCAACGCCACTCGTATTAGCCGCCAAAGCACTAGCACCCACCGCAGTATTTGTAGAAACACTACCAGCCCCTTGACCCACAGTCAATCCATGAATGGTTGCATCGTTGGTAACTGTATGTCCTAAAGTGGTCAATACAGTACCATTAAAAGTCATGTTGGCAGAACCAGCAAACGAACCGCCATTGTTGTATTGAACTTGTGTATTAGAACCGCCTGGACTACTTCCAGCTCCTGAATATCCAGAAAAACCGCTAAAACCACTGATCCCTGACCCAGAAAATCCAGAATATCCGCTGATTCCAGACCCGCTATACCCGCTGAAACCACTGTACCCCGATACACCAGATCCACTGTACCCGCTATAACCTGACACGCCAGAACCACTGAAACCAGAGTACCCTGAAATCCCACTGAATCCTGACCAGCCAGATACACCTGATCCACTGAAACCAGAAATCCCGCTAAATCCTGAGATACCAGAATAACCACTATAACCTGACGTACCAACTGCACCAGAAAGTGAAACAGTCCAATTGCTAAATGATGCACCACCATTTACATATGTCACGTTTACAGTCAATGAAGTGCCCGAATATGATGTAATCAATCCTTCCATGTATTGGCTTGGGACTGATGTGGCATATACCCTGACATATTGGCCAACTGCAAATGCGGTCACACTTGCATCTAAATTGGTTGTAAATGATTTGCTGCCAATTCCAATTGAATTGGAACCTGTGGCAGTTAATCCAGAATATCCCAATCCAGAATAACCACTGATGCCTGAGTATCCAGAATATCCTGATGTGCCAGACTGGCCAACTGCGCCAGAATATCCACTAAAACCACTATACCCAGAAACACCACTGCCTGAATATCCTGAATATCCGCTGATGCCACTGAATCCAGAATAACCTGATGTACCAACTGCACCAGAATATCCGCTAAATCCAGAATATCCAGATATACCAACTGCGCCAGACCAGCCACTAATACCGCTATATCCTGAATATCCACTAATACCAGACTGGCCAATTGCACCTGAATATCCGCTGATGCCACTGAATCCAGAATATCCAGAAACGCCTGATCCACTATATCCTGAAAAACCAGAATAACCTGATGTACCAACTGCACCAGAATAACCGCTAAATCCACTATATCCAGACACGCCAGAGCCTGAATATCCACTGTATCCACTAATGCCGCTGAATCCACTATACCCAGACACGCCAGAGCCTGAATAACCACTGTATCCGCTGATACCACTGAATCCAGAATATCCAGATGTGCCTGATCCTGAATAACCACTGAATCCAGAATATCCAGAAACACCGCTGCCTGAATATCCTGAATATCCAGAAACGCCTGATCCACTAAACCCTGAGTATCCGCTGATGCCTGAATATCCGCTATAACCAGAAATGCCGCTGCTGCCTGGTGGGCCAACTATTTCACCAACATTGTTCCAAACAGTACCAGTCCAAATGTACAAGTCACCATTTGAATCAACAATGTATGCATCATTGGGATTGTTTCCAGTGGGTGGCAAATCTGCTGGTGTGGCCACTGATCCTTTGATATTGATTGATGTACCTTGCTGGCCAGAATACCCAGAAAAACCACTGTATCCGCTTATTCCTGATCCAGAGTATCCACTGATGCCTGAATATCCAGAATATCCTGATGCACCTTGTGCGCCAGTAGCTCCAGAAATTCCTGAATATCCAGAATAACCTGATGTGCCTTGAGGCCCAGTGGCACCAGAATATCCGCTTGTGCCACTAAATCCAGAATATCCAGATATACCTGATCCAGAATATCCACTAAATCCAGAATATCCAGATGTGCCTGAAAGGCCAACTCCAGAATATCCACTAAATCCAGAAAATCCTGATGTGCCTTGTGCGCCAGTGGCTCCAGAAATTCCACTAAAACCAGAATATCCAGAAACGCCTGATCCACTGTATCCTGAAAATCCAGAATAGCCAGATGTTCCTGAAAGGCCCACGCCAGAATATCCACTAATGCCTGAAAATCCAGAATAACCAGATGTGCCTTGTGGGCCAGTGGCTCCAGAAATTCCGCTAAATCCAGAATATCCAGATGTGCCTGAACCTGAATAACCACTAAATCCAGAATATCCTGATGTTCCAGAAATGCCAACACCAGAATATCCACTGATTCCTGAAAATCCTGAATACCCAGACAAACCTTGTGGCCCAGCTTGGCCAGAATATCCAGAGTATCCAGATGTGCCTGATCCTGAATAACCACTGAATCCAGAAATGCCAGACCCAGAATATCCACTAAATCCTGATTGACCAGAATATCCTGAAATGCCGCTATACCCTGAATATCCGCTAATGCCACTGTATCCTGATGAGCCTATTCCAGAATAACCAGAATATCCGCTATATCCCGATGTGCCTGATCCTGAATAACCAGAATATCCACTGTATCCAGAATATCCACTAAACCCTGAAACACCAAAACTGGATTTGTTTACATTGATGATTTGATTAGGTGGTGGAGTGACTTGAATGCTGACATTATTGTCATTGATCACTGTGACTTTTGTACTCATGTTTACTCCACCACAATGCCATCAGACCGCACAATGAAGAATAAAAAGATAATTATGTCTTCAGCTGGAGTTGATCCATTAGCTGGAAAACTGATTTTTATTCTGCCTGAGTAACCAATTCCATTTGGATCGGCAATGTCCAAGCCAGGATCGCTTGAAGCCAAACCCCATGCACTATCATCCATTACCAATGTAAACGATCCATTGGTATAGTTGATATTGGTAATTGTGAGTGAAATAGGTGTGGGAGTTGGTGTGTAATCGCCAATGGTAAACGTCAAACCATTTCTGGTGTCAATCACATTGGTCAAAACTCTGCGAATGATCTGGGCATCAATAGTGGCCCCAGTCAATGGCAAAACACCAGCATCATTGGTAATGAAAAGATTCCAAAATGCTTTTTGATTCCAGACCAACTCGCCTGAAAGAATTTGATTATCAAAGCCCGATATTTGGGCTAATGAATTTTTGTTAAATACTGCCATTACATTCCCTTACTAGGTAGTGACGCTGCCAATGTACTCACTGGCCCCGAATGTTTTGTATTATTTTTTGTTGATTCTAATGACTATTTTATCAACAATCAACTGCTCCAGCCATTTCTGGCAATGCTTTTAATGCAGTATAGGCTTGAGGCACAATATTTTGAGTCATATCTGGGGAAAACACCAAATTAAATGTCACCAATGGCTTTTGATTGGCCTCTCGATTGGCTTGAGCAAAATACACTTGAGCCGTTGCCGTTGCCGTTGGAATGGTCACACTTGGCACAACTGGTGGAAATTTTGTATAGTTTATATTTCCAATCACAATATAAGCATTTGGGCAGACCACGCCTTGGTCTGTGGTGTAATTTTTAGTAATTGCCATGATTTTCCTCAAGTGTAATAGGGTAAATAATAAGTGCCACCAGCATAACTGACTTGAATAAATCCAGTTAATACTTGACTACCAATTCCAACAAAACCAGTTACTGAAATTCCATTCCAGTTTTGAGCATTTAAATTGGTAACCAATGTACTGTTGTTAATTGTCATTTGACCTGACAATTCCAAACCATATCCAGTTAAAGATACTGCTTGGATTGCTGGTCCTGATACTGTACCAACATTAATTCCAGTACCACTTGATCCACCAATATTTAATCCAACTCCTGATCCTGTGACGTTTATTAAAACGCCATTTCCTCCTGAATAATTATAAAAATTTGCAACATATGAATAGGGGTTTGAACTTTCACCATAAATGGCATATGAATTTGACCATGTTGTTCCTGTGTCAAATCCAAATAATCCAGCTTGACCATTACCATTGGCCTCTCCATATACACCAAATTTTTGAGCATGAGTTGTATTGGCCACAATAGCTGCATATCCACCAGATGCACTATTGGCTCCATTGAATACCGCTTGCCCAGTAATATTGATGTTTGAGCCACCATTGATGTTTAAATTTGTTCCGTCAAACACCAAATTATTGGATGATGTTCCAATGCCAAACACGCCAGATGCATAAATGACCGCACCAGAGCCAGTCAATGTGCTGCCACTGACTGCAGCCGTGTTGGCTTGCAATGTGCCAGATACAGTCAAGCTGCCAGTGTTTGTTGACACTGCTGACAATGCACCAACTTTCAAACTGGAAATATATGGTGTGGACCATGTGGTATTGCCAGTTGATGGATCATAAATACCATCAGCCTGGTACAGTGAATTTGTGCTGGATGGGCTTGGATCACTTCCAGACCATGTGGCTGCAAATCCCCATGTGGTTGTTGATTGTGAGCTGGTTGGATAAGATGTGCTGCCACTGGTTGTGATATTGCCAGATGTTGGAGTTGGATTGCTGGCCACTCGAGCATAAGTCACTCTGGCTGATGTGCCATTGGCTCCAGCATATCCAGCAGTGACAATGCTGGCCGTTCCCCAATTGATTGATGTGGTAGTTGCCGTTGCTGAATCAGTCAATGGCACTGTGGCAGCATAAAGCGTATATCCAGCCGATGGTGATGTTGTAATGGTTGTGGCCCATCCTGTTGGTGCAGTATAGGCACCAGTTGACCATGTATATGTTGATGTGCCTGAAATACTAGGTGTGGACAATGCCCATTGATAAACTGTGGGTCTTGCCGTTTGAACACCACTTACCGCAGTACCATTTTGGCCAGCAACATATGTTGAAAATCCACTGGACCAACTGACTGAAGTTGTCGTTGCCGTTGCCACATCAGTGACTTGAATCGATGCTACCCAAAGTGAAAGACCAGATGTGCCAGGATTTGTTGGCACTGTGGTTTGCCATCCATTGCCACCTGTATAGCTTGAATTAGCTCCTGTAGCCCATGTATAAGTTGATGTTCCTGATGGATTGCCTGGTGTTGTTGATGTCCATTGATATAAAAATGCAGTGGCATATTTATTGGCTGGAACTCCAGAAATTCCTGAAAACCCACTGTATCCACTAGTCCCAGACAATCCTGATGCCCCAGATAATCCTGATGCCCCAGATAATCCTGATGCCCCAGACAATCCTGATGCCCCAGACAATCCAGACAAACCACTGAAACCAGAGTACCCTGATGCTCCAGATGCACCACTAGCCCCTGACAAACCT